ACAAAGGTCTATCGATAAACTTCGTACCGACTTGGACAACATGGCGGATAGTTCGGGCGACATGGGACAGGCCAACACTGACCTTAACTCTCTAGACTCGGAACTTCATGAGCGGACTGATGAGAAGTATGTTCTTAATGAGAAGGCATCTTACAATCGTATTGCTGGTGAGTTGCTTCGTGATACGGGAATCAAGACTAAGATTATCCGACAGTACATTCCGGTCATCAATGAGTTGACCAACAAGTACTTGCAGATTCTAGACTTCTTCGTTCACTTTGAACTAGATGATAGTTTCAGTGAAACCATCCGGTCACGATATCGCGACACGTTCTCTTACGACTCGTTCTCCGAAGGTGAGAAACAGCGTATTGACCTGTCCCTACTATTTACTTGGCGTCAGATTGCCAAGATGAAGAATTCTGTATCGACTAACCTGTTGATACTGGATGAGACGTTCGACTCTTCGTTGGACGGTGAAGGTGTAGATAACCTTATGAAGATTATCGACACATTGAAAGAAGACACTAACGTCTTCGTAATCTCTCACAAGACTGAACTTGAGGATGCTCACTTCGAACGCAAGCTGACATTCGTTAAAGATAAAAACTTCAGTCGAATGAAAGAAAGCACTTGACACACGGGTGTAAACTCTGTATAATGGTCACCATACTAACTAAGGAATACAACAATGGAACTATCTAGTCGCACGGTCGAGATACTGCGTAACTTCTCGACAATCAATCCAAACATTGTAGTCAATGGCGGTAACGTCCTGAAGACTATGTCGATAGCAAAGAACATCGTATCTCGAGCTGAGATCGAAGAGACCTTTCCGAACACTTTCGGTATCTATGACCTCTCTGAGTTCTTGTCTGTATTGTCGTTGGTGGATCGTCCATCAATCACTTTCGGTGAGAACTTCTGTACCGTATCAGACGGTAGTGGTCTATCTTCTGTTAAATATTTCTACTCAGACCCTGAGATGCTTTCTGCTCCTAAGAAAGATATCGTGATGCCTGAGTGTGAAGTCAAGTTCTTGCTTACTAACGAAACTCTAAGTAAGATTAAACGTGCGTCATCTGCACTTGGTTATGACAACATCTCTATCCGTCCAAACGGAAATTCAATTGAGATTACTGTAGTTGATGCCAATGACTCCACGTCTAACTCATACTCGGTATTGGCCGAAGGTTCTTTCCCCGAAGGAACTGACTTCAACTTTATCATGGGTGTGGGAAATATGAAACTGTTGGGTGGTGACTATGAAGTCTCTGTTTCAACTAAACTAATATCTCATTTCAAATCAACTGATTCAGATACGCAATATTTTATTGCACTTGAAAAGTCATCTACTTACGGAGCCTAAAATGACTGAAGAACAAAAAACATTAAATGACCTAGCAAACCGTGTAGCACGTTCTTGTATTGCTGTTGTCGACACTGTAGTGACCCGTGGTGGTTTTAAAGGTGAAGAACTGACTACTGTCGGTCAACTACGTGACCAAGCAATCCAAGTTGTCGCACTCTACGAAAATGTCGCGAAAGCATTTGCCGAAGAGTCTGCGAAAGCTGATTCGGACACCAAGAAGAAGTAAACCATTATCGGTCTCTTGAATCATAATGTCTTTGCCCAAGATATGATTTGAATTGAACTTATATATAATATGCCTTATTTGATTCAAGAGACCACCTTAATTGTTAAAGTTAAATTCCAATATTGCTAAAGAGTCCGCAGTACATGTGTTGACGGGGGCAATGATTAATTATCCGCTCAACATATTTTTTCTGTGGTTAATTATAGAACAGTGGGGTATAACAGATCCATTCTGGATTACTAACATAATCACTTTCTGGTTCTCAATTACTGCGTTCACCCGCATATACATAATAAGGTCATATTCAGAAAAACGTAAGAAACGAAGGCCCGTGTAGCTCAGTTGGTAGAGCACCTGACTTGTAATCAGGATGTCGTAGGTTCGACTCCTATCGCGGGCTCCATTCCCTAAAGTGTCTAAAACGACACCCCTTCCAACTAAAATCTGTATTACCCGTATCAGAAAAAATCATACCTTTTAAACTATCATTTTTGATAAATAAAGGTCTAATGGTTGTTTACATGAGAGGTTTATTGTAGTATAATAGTCCTCGTTATTTAATTATTTTATTATGGAGTTACAATGAGCAATGAGTTTTTGTGGGTTGAGAAATATCGTCCGAAGAAAGTTTCTGAAACAATCCTTCCGGATGAACTAAAACAAACATTTCAGAACATCGTAGACGGTGGAGAAATACTAAATATGATGTTCACTGGTACCGCTGGTACTGGTAAGACCACAGTGGCCCGTGCCATCTGTGAAGAATTAGAACTGGACTACATTGTTGTCAATGGGTCTGAAGAGGGCAACATCGATACCCTACGCGGCAAGATTAAACAGTTCGCGTCATCGGTGTCATTATCTGGTGGTTATAAGGTTGTCATCCTTGATGAGGCAGACTATCTGAATCCACAGTCAACGCAACCCGCTCTCCGTGGGTTTATTGAAGAGTTCTCTAACAACTGTCGTTTTATTATGACATGTAACTTCGAGAACCGCATTATCGAACCACTGCATTCAAGGTGTTCCAAATACGCCTTTAACTTCAACAAGAAAACTATGACCTCGCTATGTGGCGGGTTCATGCAGCGTCTCCAAAGAATCTTGCAACAAGAAGGTGTGGAGTACGATAAAAACGTATTGGCTAACATCATCATGAAACATGCTCCAGATTGGAGGCGCGTACTGAATGAGTGCCAGAAAGGTTCTGTCTCCGGTACACTCAATGTCCCTAACAGCGCGAGTGCAGATATCTCTGATACCTACTCTCAGTTGTTCGGTGCAATCCGTGATAAGAACTTCAAGAAGATGCGAGCGTGGGTAGTAAACAACATCGATGTTGAACCAGCGTCAATCTTCCGTAGTGTCTATGATAAAATGTATGACTATGTCGCGCCCAACAGTATTCCTCAGTTGGTGTTAATCCTTGCGGATTACCAGTACAAGAATGCATTTGTCGCAGACCACGAATTGAATCTTGTCGCATGTATGACTGAAGTCATGGCGAACGTGGAGATTAAACAATAAATGGGAACTCACATACACCATTATGAGATGACTCCTGCTGATAATATTTTATATTTTCCTAACAACATTGATGTTAGACTGTGTCCTAAAAACGGCATGTCTTCTATCAAAGAACTTTATCGTATCTATCAGGGCCATGATGAGTACGTAGGCCGCAAATATAGAATGGATTGCGTTAAAAACTATAGTTGTCAGTTTGAAATGCCCTTTAGAAAAAATAGTTATCGGATAGCAGTTAAACGTGACCCTGTAGACCGTTTTAAATCTGCATGTGAATATATTTTGGCCAACCAAGCGAAGTATATTAAATCAGGTCGTTTGAATGAACTACCGAGTTTAGATAAAGAGTTGGACACTGTTTTGGATAAGATTGAAGGTGGATTATTTAAAAATAATCATTTTTATACTCAATCTTGGTATATGAACAGTACGCATGATTATAATCTGATTGTTCATATTGACGAACTTTCTCAACTTATGGTATTCTTAAACGAATCTTCAGGACTTGTATTGTCTCCCGACCAGTTGGATATTTGGGATAATAAGACTTCCTTGAAAATGTATGGTGATGTGTTGACCGAACAGCAGATACGCCGCATCAAGAAACTATACTGGCGTGATTATGAAAGCGGGTGGTGTAAAAATGAATATTAATAGTAGACTAAGTCCATTTGACTTTCTGAAAAGTATAAATGATACTAAAGTCAATCTCATTGACCAAGACCAAGATAATACCAAGTACTATAATGGGTTTGTCGTTAATAGGTCTCTGTCTTATTTTCCGGACACGGTATTCATGTCCAATGAAATGAACAGATTACATCACTTAGATGATAAGATGCAATACGACTTTCTTATAAATATTGTAAGGAAAAAGAAACGATTCTCTAAATGGGACAAACCTGAACAAAGAGCCGACATGGAGTGTATCAAGGAATATTTTGGTTACAGTGAACAAAAGGCGAAACAAGTTATTGGGCTCTTAACGGAATCACAAATAAAAACTATCAAACTAAAGGTAGCAAAAGGTGGAAGAGAATAATCTTGTCCAATGGAACTCTGATATGATGCTGGAAATCAGCCTATCGGAACCAGATGACTTTCTAAAAGTCAGAGAAACATTAACTCGTATAGGTGTAGCATCTCGGAGAGACAACACACTATACCAATCGTGTCACATCTTGCATAAACAGGGTAGGTACTTTATCGTCCACTTCAAAGAGTTGTTCTTGTTGGATGGTAAGAAGTC